TTATCGCTCCTTCTCGAGCATCCCCTCCGTGATGTCGAGCCTCGCCCCAGTCTGGAGCGGGACGATGAGCGGACGGCCCTGGGCATCGACCCCGCCATAGTTCAGACCACCGGGGGTTAGTCTGACCTGCTTGGAGCCGGCACCCAGGACACCATCGTCATGGAGCAGGAGCGGCGGGTCCACAATCTTGTGCCCGCTGCGAATGAAAGTCTTCTGCATCTCCTGGGCCATCTTGATGGCTGGCAGGACAAGCATGGCCGGGCTGCGGCCGTACATCTCGGTCGGGTTCACCGTGTAGCGCGAGTACATGTACGGGAACTCCTCGTACCCGCCCTCGTCGACCATCGCCTTGTCTTCGATGCTGATGTGGTAGGAGTGCCAGGGCATCCCCTCGTAGTCCTTGCGCTCCAGGTCGCGCCCCTCGCGTGGACTCACCACATGGACGAACTCAAACTGCTTGTAGTGGTTGTCCGGGCTCGAATAGGCCACTGCAACCTTCGGCGGCAGCTTGTCCTCGCCCCACTCCTGAGCCGCAGCCTTCGCGCTCATCGTGTACTTCCGGTAGACCGTATCCACCTTCCGGGCCGGGTCGAGTTCGATGTAGACACTGCCCACATGGCACTGCACATACCGCACGCCCAGCCCATCCTTCGGCTCATCGACGAAGAGGCAAGCATTGCCAAATGCGCCGAGCGACTTGTAGCCCTCGTGCATCTGCGCGTAGTAGCCCGCCTTGGGCGAGTTGCGCGCCTGGAACATGATGCGCGCCACTTCCTCAAACCACTTCTTGACGGCCGAGTCCTTGTTTAGTTCATCGTTCGTCGCACGCAGGGTGTGCCACTTCTGTGCCCTGGGCGTCAGCATCGACTCCATCGCAGCCGCGAACTTCTCAAGAGCCAGCGAAGCCGTCGCATCGAATATCTTCGTGCTGCGCTTCTCGCCTGGACTCCGAGCCGTCAGGAACTCGTCCGAGGCCGGCCACACCCGCTCCGCAATCTCTTGCCAATGGGTGTCCCAGTTGTGGCGGCGACCCTCGAGTTCGCTGAGCCTCCGCAGACAGTCCTCGACTGTTTTCGCCATGCTCTATGCTCCCGTGAGGTACTTCTTGGCCGTTGTCGCCGGGGCCGGTACGCCCAGAGGCGACCCGCTCATAATGGTCGAAGCCCGGCCACCACTGCGCTGGTTCCGCCTACGCATCTCGGCCATCTTCGCCGCCGTGATGGCCCCCTCGCGACCAATGTCAGCCGGGGGTTCCGGCTTCGTCTCTGGGGTCTTCCGGTTCGCCGCACTCAGGGAGATACCCGTCTGTGCTGCACTCATTATCAGGGACGCCGCAATCAGTCCAGGTAAGCCCATGTCTTCCCCCTCCTAGCCCAGCAACTGCCGAGCCGATGTCCCGTACCCACCCCCGCCGAGGGGTTGGGCCAGTAGGTTGCTCGCCCGTAGACGCCTACGCGGGGAACTCCCGCCCGATGTCTGCGACCGGCCAAGACGTGACTGCTCGGCAGCCGTCGCCCGTGCGCCCTGCCGGCCCGAGGTCGCTACGCCGCCGCCCCCGCCCCGTCTGGCACTGCCGCCTCCACGCTCAAGGCGCAACTGCTCTGCCGCAGCCGCAGCCTCGGGGAACGGCTTGCCCAACAGTTTCTTTGCCGATTGCTGTTCGTCATAGGCTCCCTGGGTGCCTGAACCAAACCCTGAAGTTGCTGGTGCGTCTGCAATGGCTCCAAGCTCGCTGATGCGGGAATCGAACTTGCCCTTGCTGGCCTTGAACCAGCGCACTTCATCGAGCTTCTTGTCGGAGTGGTACTTTCCGATGTAGTTCTTCGGCCCGAGGCCCTGGTCGTAGTAGGGGTTTTCCGAGCCCCCCCATTTCTCTTTCGTGTAGCGGTAATCCTTCCCCGGATTCTTCCGGTACCGTGCGAGGTATATCTCGGCGTTACGAAGACGGTCTGCGGCGTGTCCGCTGAATGCTTGCAGCGACTCCACGCTATCCCAATCCACAGAACCAGTACGCTGGCCGCCGAGGATTCCGGAGTTGTACCCGCCATAGTCGCCAGGGTTGTTCAGTTGGTAGAACGCAGGCGTGAAGCGGCCCGTCTTCCAAGCCGCTCCCGGTGCGGCCACCGTCCCCCTAGAGCCTCCTGCGTGACTCATTGCATCACCCCCAGATTCCGGTACGCGCCGCGCTCATACCCCACCCAGCCACGAGAGCGGAGGAATCGGCGCAGTGCTCGTGCCGGTACGCGCACATCGAATCCGTCTTCTCCGGTCACGACGAAGAGCCGCGTGGCCCCGAGCAGTTCCCCGATGACCTCGATGGCTGTCATGTGGCGCTCAGTGCCCAGGTGACCACGCACCTCGGGTGCAGCACACGCATGAAGCGCGAGGCTGTCATCGGTGGGGCCCGGCAGGAACCAGACCAGAACGCCCTGGCCGTACCTGACCCAGGTCGCCGTTTCGGCCTCGAGTTCCCCAACCGGACGCGGGTATCCCCAGGCGAGCACGTCACTGCGTGCGCCTGCCCAGTCGGTTTCCTCGCGGAAGAAGTCTGTGCCCATCAGAGAATCGCCTGCGTCTGAGTTGGTTCGTTGCGGTGACGGTTGGCGGGCATCAATGCCTCGCGACCCTCGCCGCTCCCCATCAGCGCATACTCGAGACTCTCGACCGGGTGCGAGTAGACATTTTTATCGGGCAGGTCTGTGAAACGCTCGCTGCCCGCTATCTTCATCCGCCGATAGCAGAACCCCCCCATGAGCCCCTTGCGTACCATCTTCGCCCTGGGGCTGACCTGGAGTGCAGGCTTGCCGTCCATACAAATCCGCAGAGCAGGGTTCGACACGGATGCCCGCCGCAAGTCTGGGTTGTTGGAGTGGCACGCCTTCGCCGGTATCCCGGCTGCTCGCAGGATGCGAATGGGCGTGTCCTCGGTGGCTTGACTCTGGGCTGAGCCAGCCGGGTCGCACCACACCTCGACCGGCATCCCCGAGTAATTGCTGTCCAGGAACCGCTTGAGTTCAGGCCCGAAGATGGCTGCGCTCATGTCGGTGGCACAGAGTTCGTCAAGCACAACCCTGCGGCCCATCGATTCTATGTGCTGGGTGAGAACTGCGGCCGGGGTGCGCCCGAAGTCGATGCCGATAATGAGCGGGTAGTTGTGGTCTGCCTCGATGGGCTCCGGTGTGGTGTGGATTGAATCGACAAACCAGGGATGCACGGGCTTGCCATCCACCAAAAACCCATACTCATTTGAGAGCATCGTTGATATCCAGTCCTGCGATTTCCCCTCTAGCCCGCGTGAGTAGTACCCATTCGGAAGATTTTCGAGGTTTTCCGCGTCCGGGTTGGGAATCCACTCGCCCTCGGCTTCACCAGGGAACACACCACCGGGTTGCCGGAAGAACTCCCAACCCTCGGGTCTTACCTCTTCGGCTAGGTGATAATAATAATGGTCTTGGTCGCACGCATTCAAATCCAAAAGCATGCCGTGCCATGTGGGCAAGACACCACCCGCAGCCAGCGAGGGGTACCGGCCATGTCTCAGGTCCGCCATGTCAATGATCGCCTTGGGGATCTCAGCAGCCTCGTTGAAGTAAACGCCCGTTAGTTGCTGACCTCGGAGCTTGCGGACCCCATCGTCCCTGTCCAGGGCGAGGAAAATCATCTCGGACATCACCCTAGTGCCATCGTCCAAGTTGAAATTGACCGTGAAAGTCGGCGGGGCCAGACCCCCATACCGCATCTTGCCAAGGCCCTCAAACACGCCCAGCCAGTCTTTCAATGTGGAGCCCATCAAGTCCGGGTAAGTATTCCGAACCGCGAGGAACCTCGTGGGACGCTCTCCCTTCGCATTGGGCTCCTGCTCTACCATGTGAGCCATCAGCCGGAATATGGCCCCGTAGGTCTTGCCTGAGCCCAGTGGGCCCATGATCGCTGAGACCCTGGCGCGGGACGCCATAAAAGCATTAAGCACGGGGTACTGAGGCGTGCCGACAGAGATGTTAGTCCTCGTCGCTGCGGCCACTGGCTCCCCCCGTGTAATCTCGGAACACGACCACCGGGCCACCTTCGTCGCCCGTGATGTGGGTCTGGTTGGGAATCAATTTGCCCACCAGCGAGGCAAAGGTTTTCGGGTCCGAGTCGCGCAGGCCCGTGAAGAACTCTTCGCCGCCATCCTCGGCCGTAGCCTCAAGGGCCCGCACAAGGGCGTCCCTCACCGAGCGGGTGTGCTTGTTGGGCGTTCCCGCTCGCCTGCCCGCGTTGGGATGCCTGGGCTCGCCCTTCTGGAACTTCAACCCATTACTCCCCCATTTTTTTCATGGCCAGAGCGACTGCGACAAGGGCCAGACCCCAAGCTGAGACTCTGCCCCGTCTTCCCTCGCCGCAGTCAACGGGTGGGGGTGACCCAGCCGCGCCCTTGGGAGGCTCAACCTAAGTATCCTCAGGTCTTCCCTCGCCCTTGTCACAGATTTCTGGAGGCGTCAAGTATCTAGGAAGAATTT